AACAGCGAGAAGAAATCGAGGCTCTGCAAAAACAAAAAGGATATCTCCAAGATCAATTAAGAAAAGCAGGAAAGACAATTAAACAATTACACACGGACCTAGGAACAGCGAACGACGAACTAACAGTTAAAACACTTCAAGTTGATAAACTTGAAAAAATTAGAAAACAAGTTTTAGTAGGCTTACAAGAAATGAAAGACGACTTAAACGATAATAACAAGGATAAAAATGGACATTAATAAATGGAAGAGTGTAGCTGTAAAGATAGATGACTACAAGCTATTGAAAGGAATGTGTAAAGAAAAATTCCGTGCACCCGCAGGGATGATTTCTAAACTGGTAAATGATTACATAAAACACGTAGCTAAGAAGGAAGGGATAAGTGTTGAGTCCCTTAAAAAGAAATATCTCAATGGAGCCAAGGGGTAATAAATGGTAATGACTCCAAAAGACATAGAAGAGTATCATAATTTGGAGAACCTAAAAATTTTTAAAGAGACAGGTTATGATGAATTTTGTGTTAGGTTTTATCATAAGACTAAAGAATTAGTATTTTTAGTTAATGGGGTTGAGAGAAATCGAATCAAGTTAGATGACCCCGAATCAAAATTCGAAGAATGTTTAAGTGCGATTAAATCTTTATTTATATCATGGCGAAAACCGATAAATTAATAGAACCTAAAGCAAAAAAATGGGCAGCAAGGAATCCTTGGTTTGGTAAACATAAAGGGTTCACACATCTTGCTTTGGATACTCACGAAGAATTAGTGAAATTAGGAATTAGTCCGCGTTCTAAATTATATTATAATTTAATTGATATGGTTATGTTTCTTTTTATATCCAAGAATGCCAAACTTAAAAGAAATTATGGTAGAAAAAAGAGAATACGTTTAACTCCAGCACAAGTATATATAGCAAAAAAATTACAGGTCCCTTTAACAGCATACGCCACAGAATTAAGGAGGTGTATATGAGAAGTTTAATTGAAAGCTGATAAACGGGTTAATGGTTGGAGAACCTGGAGGTAATTTGAGTAAAAATAAAAAAAATTAAGTAAAAAATTGAGAGATGTTTTAAAAAAATACGAAAAGAAGAATGGCAAAAAAGCTTAATTTACATACAGAAATCAAGGATTTTAAGAACTATTGGAGAGAAGATAAGCCCTGGGGAATTCAATTTAAAATTGCTACATCAGAAAAAACTTATGTCATTGATTGTAAGTGGAAAGATAGGGTAAGATTACCTGATGGAAGAGTTATATCTAATGTACTTGCAAGAAAGGTGAAAAATGGATAAGAAAGAAATTAAGTATGAGATTTGTACTTTTTGTAAAGGGAATGGATACATTAAAGGACAAATAAATACCGGAACTTGCATCCACTGCGATGGTTCAGGTCACAAGGAACACGGCTCACGGATCAGTAATCAATTATTTTTAAATATTTTTAGATATGTAGAAGGATATATTGATGGCGAAATCGAAGGATGGTATCACTGAGTATACAAAAGCTCTAGTCATTCTTGCGGCCAATCTAAAAAAATCAGACTATGATAAAATTACAAGTGTAATGTTTGCATTACATAATGGAGTATGCTTTGGCTACAAACCAGAGTTTGATCCACAAATGATAACAGATGCAAATGATTTGTATAAATTTCATGTGAAGAAAAAACACACTAATAATGTAGTAAAACTCAAGCTGATTAAGGGTATGAAAGGTGATGATGCTAAGTTATAATTCATCTATGAATATCTTTGAAAATAATCTTAATCTTTTGATAGTACCACGAAAGGAAAAATGGTCAGGCGCACAAATCCACAGGATGATTGAAGATGTGGAAAAACAATACCAGGTCGCTTCTGGGTTAAACATAGCACCGGAGGTTAAACACCATTATCGTGAACTATTCACCAACCTTATTAAAACTTATGGGCATTGAAATAGCCGAATCTTTAATTTCTCAAAATCATCATTGCCCTGAACAGAGACTATGGCGTCATGTATTGTTGAACGCTGTGGAAGATACACGTATTTTACAGTCCGATAGAAAATCAAGTATTCATAAAATGGAAGCACATCAATGGATCACCAAAGAAAATAAAGATTTTAATTGGATTTGCTGGCAATCAGGATGGGATCCTGAAATAGTTAAAGAGCAATATTTTAAAGCTGTTCGAAATGGAAATATTACTTTTACTCATAGGCAACTAAAATGGATAGAATATTATCGTTTATACCTAGATCTTAAAAAAGAAGCTAATGAAGATAAAAGAAAAGCATTAAGAAAAAAAGTAGAAAAATTAAGGAAACAGGTATTGGCAACTACGACCGCTATTGTAAAAAATTTAACCAGTAAACCTAATCTACTCCCATGCGTTTAATACCCCTAATAGTGTGTATATTTATTATGTTTACATCATGTAATAGAATGGATTATGATTTAAATCCATGGACAGCGGGAATTAAACACATAGTAAAAAATGGACAATCACAATAAAAAAGCCCTAAAGCATCTTCCTAAATTAAAACAAGATATAATTAAGTCTGTCTTTCAAACTGATAGTAGAAGAAAATACGGAGATTTAGTCGAAAATATAATCCAGAGAAAATTAAAGTTAAAACCTGGGAAAAAGGCCTAAGACTTTCCCCCAGGTAGAAAGGAGCTGTTTTATGAAAATAAAAAACAACTTATTCTTGAATTAACATATTCCCCTTAGTTATGCAAGAGTTGGGGTTCCCAATCTTTAATCAACGCCCACGACTCTTCAGCTTCCCTTTGAATCCGAGCTGCTTCAAAAGCGTCATAAGCCTTGCCTATAAAAAATGAAACAACCCGCGACATACTAATTGGAAGCTCAAATCTATGCTTAGAAAGAACTTGAAGCTGGTCGTAGCACTCTTTAGTTAGAGCAAGAGATTTAAATTTGTTTGTGTCCATAAAATTACCTCCTTTATACCTATTTCCTAGTTTCCTCAGATAGTTTGTCAATTCTTAATTTCCCCTATACCCTCTCTATACAAATAAAAATTTTAAAAAAAAGTTTTAGTCAAAACTACTAAGAAATTAAGAAAATGGCTTAAATACTCACTTTCTTTAAGAAAAGTTTTAAGAAAAATTCTTAAAAAGTAAGAAAAAATAGGTCAAAACCTAGTCTCTTACGGGGAAAAAATAGAAATATTTCTTAAAAAATATTTTGTGCTATAGTGAGGGTATATGCCAGCAAAAAAGAATGTAATGAAAACTACTATTGAATTGACTCCTAAACAGAGGACGTTTGTAGATATATTGGTTGCTAATTGGGGGAAGATCTCCAAGGTTGAAGCAGCTCAACGGGCTGGGTATACATCTAGAAAAGCCGAAGGGCCCACCGAGACAGCGAGTAGACTCACTAATCCGGCTCAAAATCCACATGTGTGTAGATACTTAGAAAAAAGACTACAACAGGAATTACAAAAATATGAAAAAGATAAATTGATTGATTATAAAAAGTATGAAGATTTAGGTGATCGTGCTGCTAAAGCCGGTCAATACACTGCAGCGATTAATGCTTTATTTAGAAAAGGTCAGATGGCCGGATTCTTTGTAGACAGGAAGGAAATTAAACACACAGGTCTGGAGGGCATGAGTCGTGAAGCGTTGGAGAAAAGATTATCCGAACTCGAGAATAAAATCGGGGAAGGTAAAGAGATCATTAACGTTACGCCAAAAGAAGTTGCTGGCTGATCCCAGTAAATTCTTTGAGGTGTTTAACGAAGTACATAATTCCCACATGACTACTACTGTGGGATCAGTATCGGTGAGGATAGATGAAGAAGAGAATTAATATAAATAAAAAAGCTAAAGTAGAGATTGATCGCTATCCTATGGTGGAAGTCCATTGGAAAGATATTGTTAGTGATTCGAGTTGGCAAAGCATTACTCATTTACTTAAATCGCAGCTCCCTGTGTGTGTAACTAAGGGACATTTATTATCTCAATCTAACGGTTTAACTAGAATATTTGGGGATTTTTCTGTAAAAAATAATTCAGATCCAGAGGAAATTGAAGAAATAGGGAACACCACTGTTATACCTAATTCAGTGGTTGTTAAAATTAAAAAAATAAAGTAATAGTATTTTGTGAGTGAAGAAAAGAAAAAAAAGCAGCCGAATGTTCATGTAAACATTTTAAATTGGGGGCCCTTTGTTCTCCATTTTAAAATTAGTGAAAAGTTCCATAAATTGTTATTAGAAGGGGCTAAACAGGCTAGGATTGCAGACAGAGATTATCGCACAAGATTAGCCGGGCATATTAGAGAAGAATATGCTTACAATGACTTAAATACATATACTCCTTATGTAGCCGGTATGATGAGAGCTTATGAACAAGCGCTGAGAGAGTGGCGTAACTCCGGGAAGGATGAGCCTTATAATAAATATTTTTTAAAATCTATGTGGGTTAACTACCAAAAACAAAATGAATTTAATCCACCACATAATCATAGTGATAAATATTCTTTTGTTACTTATTTATCTATTCCAGAGGAATTAAAAGAAGAAAATAAAAATTGTGTAAGTACTTCAACTGGTCCAGGGAGTTTAATGTTTACTTATGGGGACGGCCCTAAAGAATATATTACCTATCAATCTTATTTCCCAGAGGAGAGAGATATATTTATTTTTCCTTCTAGTTTGACCCATTATGTGTGTCCATTTAAGTCAAATTGTGAAAGAGTATCGGTTTCTGGCAATATTTTAGTTGATTTACCATTACATGCAGCACCACCAGATATGAGTATAAATGTGGTGGATGGGTATGGGGAGAAGCCCGCCAAAATCAAAACTTGATTTGTTTCGCGTGGCACAAAAAAGAGAATCAAAGCTCTGGCAAAGAATAAAAAAATTAAACCTGGATGCACAAATTTTCCGCATAGAATCTAATACAATTAATGGAATACCGGATGTTTATATTTTGTATAAAGGTCGTACTATTTGGATAGAACTGAAATCAAATGATCTCAAGAATTATGGTTTGAGTAAGTGGCAAATCAATTGGCATTTAACGCACTTGAGAAATGGTGGCACAGCGTATATCTTGGGCTCGGGGGTCAAGCACCGAGCCCTTAAACTTCTAGAGATTAAGGGAAGGGGATCCGTGGGCCTCGTCTCGGTTGCCTCGGATGATGAAGTTGGATTACGTAAACTAATTCTCCGGGCCCTGGGACCAGCTGCCTCCTGAACCTGAACCTGAACTGGTTCTGGTTTGCTCGTCCTCGTTCTCGCCTCGTTTCCCTCGCGCCCTCGTTAACTAAACAGCACTGGTCCGGGATCCAGCAGCTCAGGATGCACAGGATGCAGGTGAAGAAGCTCACGCTTCTCGTCTCGCCTCGCCTCGTTTGAAAGGCGCGTGGGAAATAAATTCCTGTGCCCATCAGGACTCCGGTGAACCAGCTGTGCTTCGGGAAAATTTAGTTCTTGACATTATCCCACGATGTCTTATATATAAAATATCCCATTCGCAAAAACACGTGTTGTGGGATTAGATCGTTCGGCTATTGGTTTGATCTCGATGTTACGGACGATTTAGTTGAGCCACTAGGTTAAACGAAGGTGCAACGCAATTAGCGCGAAGCGACGGAGTTATTCGGATCAGTCTTCGCGCGTGGGACTGCGCGATAAAGGAAACTTGGATAAGTAGCGTAAGAGAAACACCGGTTATTAATTTGCTCTTTCGAACCGCGCCAAGCTAGTCTCGTCTCGTCTCGCCTCGTCCCGCTCGCCTCGTTTCTTTAAACTAAACAGCATCTGCAGCTCACCTGTGCTTCGCACGGGGGTGGACACAGCTCGTACCCTGAAGTAATGTTTGTGTTGAGGCGTGGGAATTTTATTTTGTTAACTTTTTCCTTTCGTTCTCGCGCCTCGCCTCGCACCAAGCTGGTGCTTGGGCTTTCAACTAAACTACAGGACTCTGGATCCAGGCAGCTCCTGCTGTGAAAAATAAATTCATTTAGGGCTTGACTTCCCAGAAAGATGGGATATATATACCCTGAGCTCACAGCCAGTGGAAGCGAGAGTGGAAGCTGGTTGGGCGCCATGTGGCCCATTGGTCTTGGACGCTATGCGCGACATGCGCTAGATATAATTCCGGGTGAGACCTACCGGAAGCCACATATAATTAAAAAGGAGAAACAAATGAAAATACAAGAATGGCTCTTAGCCAAAGAAAAAGAAGAAGGTGTCGGTTCAACCCTGATCAAGGACATCGCGCACCACGGATGCCAGGGCGGAGTCCCCGGTATAATTTACTACAACGAAACGGTAGCATTCTATGCAGCGCATGAGGAAGAGATTTTTGAGCAGCTGGAGGATTACGCAGAGAACGAAGGTCTGAAGCTTGGTCAAAAGGTACAACAGGTAGCACGGGATGCCGGTTCGCTACGTCAGTTCAAGAACAACCTCGTTTGGTGGGCCGTCGAGGTCCGGGCACAGCAGCTCCTGGATCAACGGGAAGCAGCGTGATGCTGCTCATTTCCCTGTTGCTACTGTTTGCCTTCTTTTACCCATACCACGCAATGTGGCTGTGCGCCATCGGCATGTGTCTACTCTAGAATCATTCTAATCTGCCTTCTCGCCTCGCTCGCCTCGCTCGCTTCGCGCGCGTTTGGTAAATAGCATCAGCTCCCTCCGGAGCTGCTGGCAGCAGCTTCCAGACAGGTTTAATTAGCAAAATTGTTTCTTTATTTTTTTGTTGCATTAGAGGTGGGATATGATAAGACAATAGAAAAGGAGAAAATATATGTTTGATGACTTTAAAGAAGAACTACTAAAGAACATGCCTATTAAATATAGTAAGATTGTTCCATTGAAAACACCATTAGAAAGCATACACGATATGCACTCTCTCGGTTGCTGGACTGCGATAGATTTATTTCAGTTTAGTAAAGAAAACAAGCACGACACGCCAGCACTATTCCTACTGCCGTTTGATAGACAACTTATCAACGATAGATTTAAACTATTTCTTACGCACGGGGAGAAAGCTGATTTGGTAATTGATGAAGATAAATCTTCTCGCTACGGTGCGTTGCATATCATTTGTGAGTTCACAACAACATTCTCGAAAGATATTATGGTGCCTATCATTACGGGTATGTTGAAAGATATGTCCTCGCCCTACTATTCGTTTGTCTCGGAAACTTGGGTGGTTAAACAAAAAAAGCCCTACGACCGTGAGCAAGACGGCATGCCGTCCGAACACCCTGATAGAATGGAAAAGCTAATCATCTGCACATCTGACCCTACGCAAAATATTATGACTATGAAAGATATAGAAGATAATAAGTTGACAGGGGACGGAGATTATCAAACCACAAAAGCTGATGTGTCGGTTGGTCGATTCTCGAATTTGTTCAAAGACGATAAAGAACATACAAGACACTAATGGGGATAGTGTGCCTTGCCTCGCCTCGCCTCGTGCGTGGTGGGGTTGGGTGTTTATTAAATAAACTATGGTACACATGCACCCACAGTGGTAGCTGGGGTATTGATACAACTATAGGTTGTGTGAATAAAAAAGTTAAAATAATTGTTGTATCCTATCTTGATAAGATATAGATTTGTCATTGTCTAAATAAAAAACAAAAGGAGTGTTTATGACAAAGACAAAAACTAAACCTAGTTTAAGAATAGACAAAAAAGTTAAGACAACTATTCTTAATTATGGTTTAATAAAACAACAGATTAAATCTTTAACTAAACAAAAAGATTTAATTAAAAGTGAGATACTTCCATACTTTGAAAAAACTAATGCCATTATGTTAGTTGGTTTAGATAAGTATGAGGGTTATGCTCAAAGAGTTCAAAGAAATAGTAAGAGATTTAATCTTGCTAAATTCAAAGAGCAAAACCCTAAACTATATGCTAGTTATTTAGTAGATAGTGAGAGTGTTGAAATAAAAGTAGATGTTAAACCTATTGAGGTAGTTAATGCCCAATAACAGTTTAATAACTTTGTTAGGTACTGACCTAACAACTAATAATGTTGGGCGTGAAGTTGAACGCCCAACACAAGCACAAACACCGATAGAAAAAAAAATAAACTATCAACTATTATATAAAATGGTTGAGAGTTCGGTTGAGGAAATTCTTTTAGAATATCCTGATGACCCTATTGTTGTTAAGTTAAAAGAAAAACTTTTAACTAATCTTAAGCCTGTAATTAAACAGATACTACCGACTGAATAATTACTAATAGCGTGGCGTTTATCAACGCCACGCTACCACCACCACCACCAGTTCCACCACCAGTTCCACCTGCCTGAAGGTATATGATCCACGCCCTTCAGTTGAAGGAAGGCTCAATATGTAGTACAAATAAGAATGATGACCCACAATATCTGGTATCGCTTACAACCACGAGTTGAACAACAACGCGTGAACTTTAAGCGAGTTAGAAACACGTACGGGGCCCCAAATACTTATGGGACTCCTGAAAAAAAAATTTTAAAATTTTTAAAAGTCTAGGAAAATGAATACTGATTTACTATCAACAGAACAATTAAGAGACCGTGTAGAAAAGACCTGGTTACAACATATCAAGCTTTGCCAGGATAATTTTCTATATTTTGTTAAAGAAGTATGGCCAGACTTTATATTTAGAAAAACTAATGATTCCTCTCGATGGGGCCATCATCAAATCATTGCCAATGAATTTACAAAAATATCGAATGATAATAAAGGAAGATTAATTGTTAATATGCCTCCTAGACATACAAAATCGGAATTTGCTTCTGTTTATTTTCCTGCGTGGATGATGGGAAGAAATCCTAAAATGAAACTTATGCAAGTTTCCCACAATACAGAATTAGCTACTAGGTTTGGTAGTAAGGTTAGAAATTTATTAGCTTCTCCAGAGTATTCACAGATCTTTGGAGATGTTAGACTCAGAGAAGACGCAAAGGCCAAAGGTAAGTGGGAAACCAATCACGGTGGCGAATATTTCGCAGCTGGAGTAGGAGGAGCAATTACTGGACGTGGTGCGGATCTGTTGATAATTGACGACCCACACACAGAACAGGATTCTTTGTCCGAGGGGGCCATGGAGCGTGCATATGACTGGTATACATCTGGACCCAGACAGCGTTTGCAACCTGGTGGTTCGATTGTATTAGTTATGACTCGATGGGCAGAAGATGATTTGACTGGTCGTTTAATCAAAGCTCAAAAAGAACCTAAAGCAGATAGGTGGAAACAAATTTCCTTTCCTGCAATTATGCCGAGTGGTGATCCAGTCTGGCCAGAGTATTGGTCGTTTGAAGAATTAGAAAAAGTAAAAGCTTCCTTAACAATTAGAAATTGGTCGGCTCAATATATGCAAGAGCCTACATCAGAAGAAGGAGCAATCATTAAAAGAGATTGGTGGCAAGTATGGAAAGGGGGATTGCCCACTTTAAAACATGTTATCCAATCTTATGACACTGCATTCTCTAAACAGGAAACAGCTGACTATTCAGCTATTACCACATGGGGAATATTTAAACCTTTCGAGGATGAACCCGAAGCTATTATTTTATTAGACGCGGTCCGTGGTAAGTGGGACTTTCCTGAATTAAAAGTAGTCGCGTTAGATCAATATAAATACTGGGAACCTGAATCTGTGGTGATCGAACAAAAAGCCACGGGCCAACCACTCACTCAAGAGTTTAGGAGAATGGGTATTCCTGTTATAGATTTTGTCCCCTCTAAAGGAAAAGACAAGCATACCAGGGTTAATGCGTGTGCTCCTATGTTTGAATCAGGACAAGTCTTCTATCCAGAAGGAGAGCGATTTGCTTATGAAGTAATCGAGGAATGTGCTGCTTTCCCTCACGGCGCAAATGACGACTATGTAGATAGTACCACCCAAGCTATGTTAAGATATCGACAAGGTTCTTTTGTTTCTACTTACTCAGACTGGGAAGAGGAAGAGAAGAAAAACAAAGGATTAAGAATAGTGTATTATTAATTATGGCTGTATTTAGTAGATTTGGGACTCCTTTATTAAACCTTGCCTTTAAAAAAGCAAGAGTAGGAAAGCGTGCCCAAAAGATATTTGAAAAGATTTATGGAGAGAACCAAGCGGCAGGCTTAAGTCGATATTCAGCTTATGATGCTTCGAAAAAAGAACTCATTAAGAAATTTAAACTTAAAGTTAATAATAGAGGAGAAGTTCTTAATAGAGTTGAAGGTGGAGAAATTGTCATTGGTAAGAATGTAGATAAGGATTTGTTATGAAAAGAAAACTTCTGACAAGAGCTATGAAATTAGCTAGAAGAAAAGCGTCACAAAAAAAATATAATCAAATATATAAATCTTTATCTAGACGTAATATTTATGTAAAAGGTAAAAAAACAGAAGCTAAATATAACTTCAAACAAAAACCTACAACTCATTCAGGAATAGAAATTAAAACTCAAAAAGGAACTCATTATGGCAGAAGAGGTTTGACACTGAAAGTTAATCCTGGAGGTTTTGGTGCTATTGTAAAAAGAATGCCTTATGTGGGTTCTAGAGAAACCTGGGGAGAAGAAATGCATAGGATGTATGGTGGAGTTCATATGAGCCAAAACCCAGCAGACGTTAAAAAAAGCGTTAGAATTTTACTAGGAAAAAAGAAAAGAAAAATTAAAAAGAAATTAAAAGGAGGCTTATTAACTAAAGCGATTAAAACAGGATTTAAACAATTTAAAAAAGCAACAGCTGGGCATAAAATGCACACGCGGGCTAGATTAAAATTAAAACAAGATCCTAAGTATATTAAAACTCCCGAACTAGCTCCTTTAGGAGTTCATAAAATTAAACCTGATGATTTAAGAAAATTAACTATTGCGCAGGGTTTAAAAATAAAAATTCAAAATCAAGCAAAGATAGCTTTAAAGCATAATAAAAAAGCTATGCCCTTATTGTGGGGCAAAGCTAAAAATTTAAGACAAGTTTATAAATTAGATAAATATAACAAACCAAGAACAGAAAAAAAATTAGATCAGTTTCATAAAGATTATACTAAATTAGAAACTTACATAAATCAAATTAAATCTAAGAGTGCAACCAAGCATAGTACTGGTGGTGAAATAGTAATTGGAAAGAATGTGGATAGGAGTTTATTATAATGTCTAGATTTAAAAAAAGAATAAAAAAATTAGGTAAACTTGCTCTTACAGGAGCTGCACTATATGGGGCAAGTCGTTTAGGTACTCCTAAAACTCTTACGGGTGCTACCGTAAAAACTATACCAGTTTCTGTTAAACATATAGGCGTTCCCGATATTGAAAACCTATGGAGTATTAAGTATGAATTCCCTCAAACACTTAATGATGGGGGTGAAGTAGTTATAGGTAAAAATGTTGATAAGGATTTATTGTAATGGCTGGATTACCAATACATAAACCTGAAGCGTGGAAAGAACAAAAACTAAAAGAATTGGAAAAAAAGAAAGCGCTCAGAGAACGTATAAAGAAAAAAGAAAAAGAACTTTTAACAAAGCAGTCAAAAGAAACAGGAATAATTCACCCTAAAGTAATAGGAGATCCTAAAAGTAAGATGCCTCGTATTGGCAGTAAAGATCATCCGTGGGATTCAAAAACAGGAACAGTATTAGCCCCTGATGGATTACCTAGAGGAGAGTCCATTTTCAAAGATGGTAAAGCAATTCCTATTATAGAAGTACATGATGGGGGAGAAATTATAATTGGAAAGAATGTTGATAAGGATTTATTGTAATGGCTAAAAAAGAATACGAAGAATACAAACCTTATAAACCCTCTGGTGTTCCGGGAGCCTTGGGCATTGGTGCGTTAGCCGCGGGTGCTGCATACTTAGGTAGAAGACGAATTCCTTTCTTAAGAGAATTATTTAAAATTTCTAAATCAACTGCACCTAAACCGCCACTTCAATCACAGGTGCCTAAACCATTAGATAAGGTTAATCAAACAATAGCCACGGCCCAAACACCCACGGCTCAATCAATGGAACTTATTTCTAAAACACCACCGGCGGTTACACACGCAAACGATTATCGGGCTACTTTAGATTTAATTCAAGCGAACTCTATGAAACTACCTTTATCCCAAGGTTCAGGAAAAGGAAGATTTGGTTCTTCGCTTTATGACTGGATTGCACAACACCCAGCAAAGAAACCATTACCCGCTAAAGTTTGGGCTGATCAATTAAAAAAAAGTCAGCCTTTATCTCAGTTCAAAAGTACTCAACCAGGGTTTCAAAATATTAAAATGAACGTTTCAAGAAGAGAATTAGATGATGCCAACATCGCGGTCTTTGGACCTAAAGATGAATTAATAGGTGGCTTTTTAAAAACAGCTGAACAAGCCAATATGAATGTAGCTAAAACCGATTTACTTAAAATGGTTATTAATTCACCTTCGGTTAATTTAAGAGTTAAAAGATTTGAATATGTAAATGATGCACCCCAATTAGTGGAACCAATAGTTATTGATGCCCAAAGATTATTAAGAAGATTTTATGATAAAATATCAATTCAACAACCGCCTCCAGGTGGAACAGTAGGCGCAGGTAATAAATTCTTTACAGATAAAAACGAGACTTTAAATAAACTTCAATCTCGTATGGATGATCTTCAACTTAATATGGCTCAAATAAATACGAGTGCAAGACAAAATTTTTCGCAGGCGGATTATATAAAGTCTAATGTGGATGATGTAGCAACACAGATAGGTAAAGTAAAAGAATTAATTCCTAAAATTCAAGATGAAATAAGTGCAGCAGGATTAGCTCCTATTAAAGGAGCGGAAGAAGCAATGGACTTACAGCGTAAGATATTAAGTGTGCAAAGAAAATTAGCTGCTGAAGTTAAATTAGGTCAATCTCCAAAATATGGAGTAGGAGAGAATAAAACTTATGCAATGCATGGTGATGAAAAATATATTGAAGATGTAATTTATTATCCTAAAAAAATTCCTTATGGAAGAAATGTTTCCCCTCAACATTATGAAGATTTAGTTAATGGTAAAAAATTAGAAAATCAAATTTATCACGCGCGTTATGGTTTAAGAACTGTTTCGGGTCCGGAACGAAATAAAGTCTATGTTTTACATGAGGCCCAATCCGATGTGCACCAGAAAGCATATGATGCAATGAAAAAATATCCGGATAAAAAAAGAATTAATCCTTTTAATACGGAAGCAGAATTTGGTCAGGCAAGTGCAGCTCTAGATAATATTTGGAATAAAATGAAAGTTATTTACAATAAGCCAATGCCAACCTATGCCGATAGAATGGAACTTAGAAGACTAAGAGAACTGGGAGATGAGTTAAGAAAGAATACTGTTAATGCATCTAACATTGCCCAAAAAGTTTCTAACCGATCGGATAATACTATTCCCTTTTTACCGATGATCGAAAGAGATGTGTGGGGGGATCATTTAATTAAACACTTAGCAAAAAGTGCAGCGGATGATGGAGTGAAATGGATTGCTATTCATCCTGTTGAAAGATTACACGCTTTTAAAAGAGCCGACAAACAAGCAGGAGCCATTGGTAAACTGGGAGACTTTGAATTTTATGGAACAGCTACAGGGAAAGCGGGTCTTCAAGGAGTAAAAGCTTTTTCTAAAAAACAAAACAAAGCTATTCCAACTCCTTATCAGAAAACAGCAGTTCTACCAGAGAGAATGATTAAGCTTGCTAAACAATATAATTCTGAGGCAAGACCTATTATGATTTCTAAATCAGATCCTGACCTCCCTTGGAAAATTGTAGTATCCCATAGTGCGAGAACAGGTACTGATGCAAGAATGTTAGGTTTTAGAAAACCTATAGACGAACATTTGATTGCTTTTAAAACCGAGGTAGAAGCTAAATATTATCTAAAGGAAATTAGTGGTGTGAGTAATGCTAAAATACTTAAATTAGAAGCTAATGATCCAAGATTATATTCTGAAGCTTTTGGTTTGAAAATTACCCCAGATATGTTAGAAAAGCCTTTCAAGCTCTACAAGAAAGAAGGTGGGCTAGTAGTCGACATATTTAAATGGTAATATAGTAGCAGTTTATAAACTATAAGGAGATATATATCATGGCAAAAAAGCTATTAAAAAAAATCGCTAAAGCTGCAGTTGCAGCAGGCGCTGCCTATGGCATGTCAAAAGCCATGGCAGGAAAAAAAGGTTGGCGTTCTCATTTGAAGCATACATTTGGAAAAGCACCAATTAAACAAGTTGGTGGAGATGCAAGTATTGCGGAAGGAGTGTATGGCGCAAGATTTCATAAACCTGATCCAGGCTTTTTACATAAGCAGAAAATAAACATCCTAAGACCTAAAAAACAAGGATGGAAAGAGAAAATTCAGGACTGGTGGAGTAATACGCCTTGGCCTAAAATGTATCAAGGTGACTTAGTTAAATCACAAACTAGAGGAACAGGTGCAGCTGTGAAAGGTACGACTCACGAAATCATGCCTGGAATGGATGCAGCTAAATCTGGAAAAATGATTCACGCAAAACAAGGTTATTATGCTAGAGAAGATGAATCTATTGGAATGAGACTTGGCAAGCAAAAAAGTAAACATGCTAAGAAAGTTGCAAGAGATGAATCATATGGCGACTGGGGTAAAAGAGGAAAAGATTGGAAAGTCAAGAAAGCTAGAACTGGCACAATGGTCAGAACTAGAGGTTCAAATCCTGACAGTTCTTGGACTACTCAAGGTGGTTCAGTTGATATCCATACTAAATTGAATGGTACGCTTAAAACTAGAACTTGGTAATTATGGCCGATGTGGAGAGACAAAATCCGATCGTTGAGGATGAAAACCCAACGACAGAAGAAGAGATTGCTGTAGAAGTTGAAAGACCGAGCGATGAGCCGGTTGAAATGGGTGGCGACACAGATGAAAACCCTGACAACTTCTACGCTAATCTTGCGGAAGATATGGATGTCCGTACTCTTCAGAGAATGGCCAATACACTTATTACAGAATTCAAAAAAGATAAAGTCAGTAGAAAAGATTGGGAGACAACTTATAAAAACGGTTTAGATCTTCTGGGATTTAAATTTACTGAAATGACCCGACCATTTAGAGGGTCGGCAAATGTTACTCACCCGTTACTTGCCGAAGCAGTTACACAATTTCAAGCACAAGCTTTTAAAGAACTTCTTCCATCTGATGGCCCAGTTAGATGTAAGATTGTAGGAGAAGAAACTCAAGAGATACAAAGACAAGCAAATAGAGTTCAAGACTTCATGAACTATATGCTTACAGAAAAAATGGAAGAGTACACCCCAGAGATGGATCAACTTTTATTTTATCTTCCACTAGCAGGCTCTGCTTTTAAAAAAATTTATTATGATGAAGTAATGGAAAGAGCTGTAGCAAAATTTGTTCCAGCCGAAGATTTAGTTGTTCCTTACTTTGCAACAGATTTATTAAGTTGTGAAAGAATTTCTCACATAGTTAGAATGAGTGAGAACGATATTATTAAAAGACAAAAAGCAGGTTTCTATAGAGACATTGAACTTAAACCGGCACAACCTAAACAAGACGAAATTCAAAAAAAATATGATGAATTAGAAGGTATTACGCCAACTGCGGATCGACCAACTAATTTTAATATTTTAGAAATGCATGTTGATTTAAATTTAGAAGAATTTGAAATGCAAAATGCAGAAAAGCAAGTTAAAATTCCTTATATAGTTACAATAGACGAGGGATCAGCTGAAGTCTTATCAATTTACAGAAATTATAAGCCAGATGATCCCTTACACAACAGAATTGAATATTTTAATCATTATAAATTTTGTCCAGGCTTAGGATTTTATGGTTTTGGATTAATTCACATGATTGGTGGATTATCTAGAACTGCAACTCAAGCTTTAAGACAATTATTAGACGCAGGAACCCTAAGTAACCTTCCAGCAGGGTTTAAATCTAGAGGAATTCGAATTAGAGACGATGATCAACCATTTGCACCTGGAGAATTTAGAGATGTAGACGCTCCAGGTGGAAATATTAAGGATCAATTTCAAATTTTACCTTTTAAAGAACCTTCAGCAACACTTTTTCAACTTTTAGGATTTGTTGTAGGTGCGGGACAACGATTTGCAGCTATTACTGACATGTCAGTTGGGCAAGATTCTCAAAATAGAGCAGTGGGAACTACAATGGCACTCTTAGAACGTGGCTCAAGAGTCATGACAGCTATTCATAAACGTTGTTACAACGCAATGAGACAAGAATTTAAACTTTTAGCATCTATTTTTGGTACTTACTTACCTCCTGTTTATCCATATGCAGTTTATGGTGCAGATAGAATGGTTAAAACACAAGATTTTGATGAAAGAGTAGATGTAATTCCAGTTGCAGATCCAAATATTTATAGTTTAACTCAAAGAGTTACTCTTGCAAACGAGCAATTAAAGATTGCTATGTCTAATCCAGGTATGCACAACCTTAGAGAGTCGTATAGAAGACTATATGAAGCTTTAGGAACTAGAGAAATTGATAAAATTTTAAAACCAGAACCGCCAATTGTGCCTAAAGACCCTGCAATTGAAAATGCTGAAGCTTTAAAAATGCAACTGCCTCACGCATTTCCTCAACAGGATCAAGACGCACACATTGCAACACACGCAGCTTTTATGCAATCACGAATGGTTCAAATAAATCCAATGGTTTATGCTAATTTACAAAGTCATATTTCTCATCACATTAGTTTAAAAGCTCAAGGAGAAGTCGGGGCTCAACTTCAAGACGATCCTCAATTACAAGAACTGATGAAATCAGATCCTGAAGGAGCACAAATTAGAATTGAAGGAATGATTGCACAAAGAGTAGCACAAATTACCGAAGAATTAGTAAAAACAGAACAATTAACAAAACAGCAAGATCCATTAGTTGCTTTGAAACAAAGAGAGTTAGACTTGAAAGCTATGGATATGCAGCGTAAAGTAACAGAGAAAGGTGCTGATCTTGAAATGAAAGAAGAACAGTTTGATGAAAACATTGATATTCAAAAAATGAAGTTAGAAAGTGTTGAAGATCAAGCTGGAGAAAGAATTAGAATAGCTGAAGAAAAACTTCAGCAAACACGAGATA